TATTTGTATTTGCGATTGCCATTTTCATCCTTGGCTTTCATCGCTTGGTAGTTCTTATAGAATACCGGTGTTATGCCATATTCCATTAGTCAACTTTAAAGTCATCGATGGTTTTACCGTTTGGCAGGGTAATAGCAAGGTTTGTTGTGTTTGTTGGTAGTTTTTCGCCTCCGGTGGTGTGGTCGGTTCTATCAGTAAGCCCCAATTTCCTTGCAATAATATTCGGGTTTAAGAAGCCTGAAGCCGCTCCCTCAAACTGTTGGGTGTCGATAATTTGCCTTATTCTCTTTGTGACCCCGATAAAATCTTGTCTTTCTGAGTATAGTTTGAAAGTGTCAACGTGAATATCGATGAAATTACAAAGCCCTTCTAAAGACATTGCTCGCATCTTATCACCATCAGTTTGGGTGATTAATCCCGACGCATGATAGGTAAGCTGCTCTTTTAGCGGGTTGTCCTGAATCCATTGAAAGTACTCGTTAGCAGATTTGACTAATTCCTCAGGTGTTTCAAATATCTTGTCCCGACCGTCTTTCGATCGTAACTTCCAATAATCATTGCCTTCAGGTGCAGCCATAACCCCAAAATTACAATAATTTTTTTACTGTGCAAGTGCTGGCGATGAAATTTAGAAAAGTTTGGTTTGGTTGATGTCGTTTCCTTTACCATTCCAAAACAAACACTCGATTGTTTTCTTTTTGTTGTTGGTAGCCGATAAGCTACTGCGATGTGAAAACATTTCGACCATTTCAAACGGGCTTTTGTATTCTGAAACATAAACAGGATGTTGCATATCGCTTGCCCATTCGTAAAATCGTTTATGGTCGAAACCACCTTCTTTGTACTCGCCCGTTCCGATATATGGAATATCGCAATAAATAATCGGGTTGTCTCCTGTGATTTTTATATCTTCGTAGGATTTGTTATTTATTTGAAGGTTCTGAAGGTTCTGAAGGTTCTGAAGGTTCTAATTGCACAAACCTCTCAAGATGTTGTATGTCTAAGCGTTGCCTCCTAAATTGTTGGATATAATCACAAAACACAACCCGCCTCTTTTGAACGTCTTTGATATTGCTTAATTCAGGAATATCGACCCCGATTTCATTCATTGATTCCAAACACCCATTAACTATAAATTCGTGTGCGAGGCGTTTGATTTCCTCGATGTCTTTTCCGTAAAGGTAAGCTGACTGGCTATTCCCAAAACTCCAGCAACTCATAACAAACCCCGAATACCAATCAGCATCTTCGTTACTGCGACCGATTTGCTCAAAGAACATTTCACGCGTTACCCATTCAAAAAATTTAGGCTCAAGCGTTCGGTTTTCCTTCAGGTATTTCACCAAGTAATAAATATGGCTGTTTAATTCATTGTAGTGTACATTGAATCTATGCTCTTTTAACGCGGTGAATGATACTGCACCGCCACCGCCAAACAAATCATAAAAATCAGTTATCCCGTTATGTCGCCTGACGATTGTTTTTAATATTTCCGAGGCCAGTTTTCTTTTGCTGCCCATGTAAGGTATTCCTAAACTCATAAAAACTTATTAAATCGTTCTTTAATCGTTGCCTCGCTCATTGCTAATACAGGAATCCCCATTTCTTCAGCAATTTCAATCTCGCGTAACATCCCGTTGCTAATCCTATTGCCGTATAGCCAAACCTCATCGATTACACCACAACGCAACATTTTTTCGTTATGCGCCATCCCTTTTTCACGGTGTGACGGGATATTGTCGTTTAAAGTCATTAAATCGACTAAATAAGGCGCAAACGGGTGAATGTGCATTTCTGATAAATTAATGTCGGAAACTATACTTAAAACTCGTTTGATGTTATTCTCTACGTCACCTCCGACTGGGTGTGCTATGTAAACTGTTTTCATATTGTTGTTTTTATTTCTTCCTGCAATCGCTCCAAAAACACCCCCTCACAGCAAATAATCTCAAACGCTGTAACAGTGTACGGCCACTTAGGTGAATGTTCTAGGCGTATGCCGGATATGTATGCGGGCTTTCCGAGGTGGGTGGTTGGGGTTGCTTGCGGTGGGATTTTCATAGGGATTCGTATTGTTGGATAGCTTTAAAGATTTGGAAAGCGATTTGCGGCACTATTGCGTTTCCACCGGCCTTTATTGATTCCTTTCGCCATTGTCCATACGCTTGCGAAAGGATTTTGTCGATTTCTTCTTCTGATATAACTCCCAGGCTATCTTCTCGAAATAGTTGTCGCAGTAGTCCTGTGGGAATCCCATCATTTCCATCACAAATCGGGGATTGAGTTGGGAACTCTTTCCAGTCTGGTGGAATGCGTCCGGCAGACTGTTTGTTTCCGACCGTCCCGAATCCTTTAATGCTTCCGTTGACCTCGCTCCCTTGTAGTCCCGAGTTGCTGGTGTAGGTAGCATCATTTTTGAGTACTCCAATGCTGTGGGTGTTTTCGACGGTGTCATAAACTGTTTGCTGCGCCCCGTTCCCATCGCTTGCCCTGCTGTTGGCGTTGAAAGCCACAAACCAAATCCTGTCTCTCCTGTGGGGAGCATCGACGGCGCAAGCTGGAAGTAAAAACGGTGTGACCTCGTAGCCTTCATTTTCCAAATCAGACTGCACCTCGTCGAATACCAGCCCTCCTGACCAATTAATAAGCCCGCGAACGTTTTCGCCCACAACCCAGCACGGTTGAACCTCTCGAATCGCTCTAAGCATTTCTGGCCAGAGGTGGCGCTCATCTTCTTTTCCTTTTCGTTGTCCTGCAAGCGAGTATGGTTGGCAAGGGAATCCCCCTGTAATGATGTCGATGTTTCCTCTGTGAATAGTGAAATCTGTTTTTGTGATGTCATGATATGAAATTGCGTTAGGCCAATAATATTTTAAAACTTTCTGTCCGAATGGGTTCCACTCGCAATGGGCTACATTTTCCCAACCCATCCACTCGGCTGCGAGGTCAAAGCCTCCGATACCTGAGAATAGCGATATGTGTTTCATACCCCCTCCCGATTAGCAGTAAACTTCATCCTACCAGCGGCGACTTCGTGGAGGAGGTAAGCGGCACACACAGCAGTTAGCGCGTTTACTTCGTCTTGGTCAAGCGGGTCGTTTTCGGATCGCGCAAGTTGGGTAATGAACTCCTTTGCATTTTTTAAGTCTGTTGGTGTTGGTGTCATAATGATAGTATTTTGGTTAGTATTTCTTTGAATTGATCTTCGGTTCTGATTATGTGATATTCGTAACCGGCGGCTTCCATTTTCGACTGCCATTGTTTTTGCTCGTTTGACTGTACTCCGGTTTCTGTTTTGAACTCCAGGAAATACGCTGATAGGTTCCAATAGAAAGTCATATCCGAACGGCCTTTTATAAGCCCCTGTGCTTTATTCTGATTTCCGTCTATAACGTTTCGAGAGTTGTTAAGGTTGTAGCATAAATGGCCACGTGTTTCTGGGTGATAGTTCCAAGCGTATTGAAAGCACTTTGATTGTAATTGTATTTCTGTTTGCATATTATTCTGATTGTTCGTTACTTTCTCGCATTGCTATCTGATGGTTTACCCAGTTTTGGTGATACCCTTTATAATTTGCGTATTCAATTAAATCTTTCTCGGTTTTAAGGTGGTAGTAAATCCATGATTTTTTATAGCCTTTAGCCTGTGCGATTTGCTCAAGTTTTTTAAAGTCTGCAGTAATTATTTCGTCTTTGATTTGAGCGTATGTCAATTTGCTTAATTCCGCAATTACCTGCTGCTCCTTTTCGCTTTCTGTTTTCTCGAAATGAAAATTGCAATGTGGGCAATCTCTAGTTGACGCTGGTAATATTGCATTACATTCAGGGCAATCTTTTACCGGAGCAACGCCGTCTTTTTTTCGCTTTTTTTTCAGTGACCAAACGCGATCCTGCTCCCAAAATCCGTGTCGTTGAATATTGTTTCCAAAATCCAAAATCGTGAACTCTTTTTTGTTTTCAGTTGTTCGGCTACCCCTTCCAACCATTTGCAAAAATAGAGGCAAAGACATTGTTGCTCGGTACAAAATTACCACGTCAATATCAGGGCAATCAAATCCGGCGTTCAAAATACCGACATTGCTAATCATTGCGTTTGGTGTTTCTTTGAACCACTTTAATATTTGCCGTCTTTCGGCTTGTGGGGTTTCCCCGTCAATATGCTTTATTGGCAATCCATTTTCTAAAAAGTCAGCAACCAACGTTTTACTGCTTTCAATGTTGCTGGCGAAAATAATAGCTTTTTTATTAGGCGTTATTTTTTGGTAGTTTTCAAAAACACCTTGATAAAGTTTGATTTCAGTAAATCGATCACCTACCTGTTTTTCGTCATAATCGCCCTTGCTTATTTTAATATCTGATAAATCAACTTTCACCCCGTATGAGTTTGGCTTTGCTAAAAATCCGTTATCGATAAGCTCCGATATTTTTACTACCTCGACAATTTCCTGATAAAATTCATCAAGTGATTTTTGATTTTTATCTCGGTAAGGTGTGGCTGTAGCTCCAATAACAATACATTTTTCGCTAATGTATTCCAATAAAGAGTTGAATGTTTGCTTGTGGCTTTCATCAATTATTATCAGGTCGAGCTCGTGAAATAATTTTTGATACATTTCATCTTTTATTCTACGGCTTATGGTTTGAGCCATGCCAACGTACAAGCAACCGTTTAACGATGTTAGTTTTCGCTTGGCGTTAATTTCAATTGGTTTTAATCCAAATTCTGAAAGTGTTCCTCCGGCTTGGGTGAGTAATTCGATACGGTCTGTAATTATCAGGGCGCGTTTTCCTTTAGCAACTGCAGACTGTATCATGTAGCAAAACATAACCGTCTTTCCAGATCCAGTCGGGGCGCAAAGTATTTGGCGCTTCTTCTTTACAAGTATGTTGGAGCGTAGTTGGTCAACGCTTTTATGTTGATATTTTCTTAATTCAATCATAATCAGTATTTTATGTTTTTAAAGGTAGTAGGGTAGTAGGGGTAGTACCATACTTTTGGAGTTTATATAATTTCAATATATGCGTTATGTCGATACCCCCCTTGCTTTGCGTATGTATATTAAAACTTAATAAAAAGGTACTACCCCTACTACCTTTGAAGCTAACGCCAATAAAATCAATACTTAAGCGGTAGTAGGGGCTATTCAAAAAAGGTACTACCGCCATACTACCTATACTACCTAAATTTGCTCTAAAAAGTAAACCAATCTAGGAACTCCGTTATATTTCTTTTGCTTCTTTTCAAAACCAAGTGATTTTAGGCATAATCCAAGCTTGTAAGGGTTGACCCGTATTGTCGGGCTTTTCTCTTCAATGTAAGCTTTGATTTCGGTATTAGTTAATGCTATTGCGTTGCCTCCTAAAGATTCTGCAGGAACAAAGTATTTCAATATCATTTCCTCTTCTGCGCTTGGCTGCTCATTTAGTTGCGTAGAATTGTTAAGTATGGAAATATCATCTTTTGTTAGCATCCACCCGTCGCCTATTTCCCTCCATTCCCAATAAAGCTCCATGAACAAATCAGTTTTATTAATCTGATCCATAGCATCAATATCAACGTCGATTAAGTTTACTGGAATAATACGGCGGTTTCCGGTGGGGTCATTTATGATTTCGTCATCATTTGAGGTTCCGCAAAGAACTGCCAAGCGTCGCAAATCCTCGCTTGTCCTGCCATACGGACGGCGTAAATTAAACCACTGCTTTGAGCTCAATTCTTTTAATCTTTTTGCGTCCTGCTTTGATTTACCACCAAACTCATCATCCATTATAATGAGCTTTTTAGTCATAAGTATTTCTGAATCCTTACCTTCGTCTAGTTTACTCTCGGCATAGAACTCCATTAAGCCATCAGGTAATTTTGAAAAACTTTGCAAGTGCATAACATATAAGCAATTCACCTACGCAAACGGGACAAAACAGGAAATTGAGGGCTATCTTGAAATATTTTTAAAAAAATGGTTGCTCGGTATAATCAGCAGTATGCACGGGACTTATTCGCTCCTTATTCTAGTTATGACCGGAGAACAAGGGAACCGAAAGACTAAATTTTTTAGAACGCTTTTACCCGATGACTTAATGGAGTTCTATGCCGAGAGTAAACTAGACGAAGGTAAGACGGTGTAAACTCCGAATCTATTAAACTTAGCAATTTATCCTTAGTGGTTTTTTCATCAACCTGCTCAATTGCTTTAATGTAAAAACTATTATAGTCACGGTCGGTCATTGGTTCTCCTGCCAGCTCATAATTTCTAGTAATCTCATTAAATTTAATGTCGAAGTTTTTAAGGAATGCTTTAAGATCTGCGATAAGGTCGTTGGACTTAATATTTATTTCACTCATTGGCATTGCCATAACCTGAGCTACAACTTCATCAACGTCTACACCTGAAATGTTTTCGAGGTCGTTTAAATATTTTACCGTGGCTGCAGTTGCGTCCTGAATATTTGCCGCCCCTCCATTTGTTCCAATGCTTTTGCGCCTGGCCTTTGCTGTTCGCTCAATTATTTCGGTTCGCTTTGTTTTTACCTCAATTCCCGCTTCTTTACAATGCCAAATAAAAGTAGCAATAGTAGCGATTTTGTCACCCTTACGCTTTAAGATAATGTCGTATAAATCGTCGGTTGTTTTTTGGTCGTACTTATATGATTGCTGGCTTACTAAATGGAAATAGTCACGACCTGCAGAATCATAACGGTGAGCAAGTGCCGAACCAATAGAAAACCAATCGCCGTATTTATCAGTTAAATCAATTCCGCGATCTGAAATCTGTTGAAAAATATGATCCAAATCACCACCACTAAAAATGTAAGTTTCTTTCGGCTGTATAGCTTTTTTTGGTAGATAAGATTTCCAAGTCTTAGACTTTCGATTTATAAATAATTCGGGGTCGTAGGAAACAAACCTATACCTGCTGACATCTTTACACGACTTGTCGATAAAAACCTTATAAACGTCTGCGAAATACTTTTCAAGTGACAGGAATGCCTCGATATGTTTTTCCGGCACAATCTTGATATAAACTGCTAAACCAAAACCACCGACCGAACTATGTATTGCATAACAATAATTATCTTTTGTAAGAGCTTCGCGCAGTGATTTAAAGTCGGTTTCAATTTGGTCTTTGTGGTCGATATCGATGCAAATAAATCCGCTGTGTAAGGTTAGGTTTTTAGTTGCTCGATAAGAAAAAACACCTGATGCCGTCACGCCTCTTAATTTTAACTTGTCGAACTTTCCGTTTCGATATGCTAAAACTTCATCCTGATATTCACCGTCTTTTATCTGATCCAAATAAGAATCAAACTCAATATTATTAAACGGGATAAATGCTGGAACTATTTTTTGATGTTTCTCAGAATATTTACCTTCGGGGAAAATAGATATTTTGCTCATACAGCAATCTGTTTTATAATTGCTATCTCGCCTTTTTTCCAGTTGCCTTTTTCCAAGCGGGTGTTTAGGGTCGGCCTGGTTATTCCAATCTTATCGGCTAAATCCTCTTTTGGGTATTTCAATACCAACTTTTTTATTTTGTCTTTTATATCCATGTCAAAAATTTTACGTAATCGGGGTCTAAAAAAGCCGTCACACTAACGGCTTAACTTATTACAATAATACAAAATATACTTGAAATAGCAATGCAAATAAGGGGTTATTTTCACTACTAAAATGTTAAAGAAAAACTTCACCAATTCAAGCCTCAACACCTACTCCGATACCGCCTATAAAAGTCAATCCTATAATGATCCTTTTTAGTAGCGGAAAACGACCCGTTGCAATGTAATGCCTTTTCATACCACCAATGAACCTTATCAAGCGTGAATAGCTTGGCGAGTTGATGCGGCGTAATGTTGCGTCGTCCCGTATACTTCACGCGTCCCGTCCGACTATACCCGTTAAACCGTCGCACCCGTATTGAAAAATCGTTATGGATTAGTGAGAGGGGTGTCATATCGTTTCCTGTTAGTTTTAACCAGTCGATTTCCCATGCTCGGTATATTGTTATAGCCAGGATTCATTTTGCTTGGCA